GTTAGCAGTTTATGACTGGGTTCCAGAAATTAAATTATTTGTTCATAACTTAACTAAATCTCCAGAAAAAAGAAATAATCTTTTAAGTGGTGGTAATGCTGAATCAATTTTTACAATTGTTGAGCAAGTTGAAGAAGGACACATTGCATTAGTTAGAGATTCTTGGTTTTTATTAACTGAAAATTCAATTGAAAAAACTTTATTAGAAAACCATGTTAAAGATATGGAAGCTTTACAAAGTTTAAGAACATTAGAAACAGCAATGAAATTTGCATCTGTTACTGAAAATAGAATCAATTTTAGAATTTCTGAATATATGACTATTGGTTTAGGAGTTGGTAAAAAAGCTCTTTTCATCAATGATGATGAATTAAATGGTGAAACTACATTAGAAAGTTTATTCAATTCTCCAATTGTTCCAATTGTAAACAAAAACTTTTATCCAGTTTTATTAGAAACTTCTAAAAACTTAGATAAATTTGTTGAATTAGATGTTGTTAAAAGAGTTAATAACTTAATTAATCCTTATTTAGAAGTATTTGCATTCAATTACAAAAATAATACATTTGTTTACAGATGTGATGAAAGATATGGTAATTCATTCTTCAAATATGAATCTGCTTTAGAATTAGTAAATGAAGTAAGAAATGAATTAAACTGTGATTTAACTTATTTCTATGAAAATAAATTAGGTAAAGAATTAATTGTTAAAAGAAAACTTGAAGATAAAGAAAGAGAAATTACTCTTAAATTAGAAGATATTTACTTTAACATTGATAAAATTAAAGGTTCTATCCAAATGATTGGAGAATCAGAAACTTTAACTACTGCTCTTAAAAACTTAGAGAAAAGAAGTACTAATCTTAACACAGAGTTACAATCAGTTAAAGAATTACAATACAAAGAAAGAGTTAGAGGATAATCATCCTAAAACATATAAAAAATACTCAAATGAAAATTTGAGTATTTTTTTTTAAACTTTTTTAATCATAGATATATAACATGAAACCATTAAAGGTAAATAAAGAGGTTTAACTCTTATAAAAAATGATTTAAAGGTTATTTATTTAAACAATAAAGATCTCTACATAGAGATCATAGTGTCAAAAGCACAGGGAAGACTAACAAGAAACGCTGAGAAAATGCTAGAACTTTTAGCAAAGAAAACAATCAAAAAAATGAGATACTGGTCAAATGATGACAAATTAGATTGCTACCAAAGTGGTCTATTAGATATGTTCCAAAACTGGTATAACTTCAATGAAGACAAATCAATTAATGCATTTGCTTACTTTACAGAGATATTCAAAAGAGGATTGGCAAAAGGATGGAATGACCTTTATAAAAAGAAAGGTGATAATGAACATCAAATCAAACTTATCTCAATAAATAGTGCAAATGATGGAAATGGACTACACTCTATATAAGATTAAAACATTTGATATAGTGGCTCAACCTGGATTTGGTGCTGCCACTATAACAAATACTATGTCTATTTTTCCACCAAAGAATGTTATAAGAAAGAAAAAGATAGAAAACTTATTAGATAATTTTGATAAAAGTAGTAAATAAAGACTAATGAAAAAATTATCAGATACTATTATTCTTCAACTTTGGGAAGAATCTATTAAAGGAAAAGGTTCAAGACCTGATGGTTGTTCTATACATATAGATTTAGAAGCTAGATTAAATTATATTAATAGAGAATATAAATTAAGACAATCAAATGTTATTCCTGATGAATATGAAGTGGCAGTTGGTGTACCTATTGAAGTTTTGGTTACAGATAATATCTATAATGTTATAAAAGAAGCAAAGTCTATTAGATTATTACAAACAGAACTTAGAAACTTGGTTGAATTAAAAGAAATAGAATATATTTTAGATTAAAGACTGAACTTTTTTAAGTGATTTTCAGTTATGATTATAAAGTCATAACCCTTTTTATTACACCAAGCAATCATTGTTTCCCATTTAGTCTTATTCTTGTAAGCCATCTTTAAATCATACTCAAAACTTTTTAACTTTTTTAAACTTGTTTCAGGTACATTTGCGAATTTACCTTCATTTAATTGTATAACCATATCATATTCTTTCTGTGGTTTAACCTCAACAACAACCTCTTTAAGAGTTCCGTCAGCTAATCTCATTCTATAAAAGAAATCAGGATAATATCTGTGTGCTTTAACTTTTGTATCACCATTATCAAAGTGTGTCATTTGATATGGTATTTCTAAACACTCTGCACCCCACTGAAATATTTCTGGCTTCATATCCATCCAAAACATAATCTTCTTCTCCCAAGATGACCTGTAATAGACACCACCCTCTGTGTTTAGTTTTAAGACCTTATCTTTGTTCTGAGGTATAAAGTTACCACCATGAAATTTTGAGTTGTTAGGTTTAGAATTTATCATTGTTTGATTTACTTTTTTTTATATATAAAAATAAAAATCCCTTATGGCTGAACTACTAGAAAGAGTTAAACTTAACTTACTTGTTAATGGAAATGGAATTGTTGAGAACTTTAAGAATAACTCACTTTTCTTTTATGAAAAGTATAATCAAAGTACACCAGATGTATTAGCTATTAGTACTACTGATATTTACCCAGGTGGCTTTTATTTCTTTCATTATTTAGATGACTCAAACTGGATGAAGTATTCACCAGTATTTGTTGCAGACTTTAAGAAATTTGATGATAAAGTAATTCTATTTGCTGTTAATTTTAACTTTATTCCAATGGAAATAAGAGTAATGTTATTTGATAAGTTTATTCTACCAGAAGACTTTGAAAAGAATTCACTATTAAAAGTTGATTATAATGGTATGTATAATGAAATTAGAAAGTTAGGATTTGAATATGCTCTAATGGAGTTCAATGCAATTCAATTAGTTAGAGTTCATAGAATTGGTTTAGAGTTACTACCAAGATTTTTATACTCACAACATCCTATAAATAAATATGATCCAAATAAATTAATTGAAATATGGACTGCTAAAATTAATAAAAGAGATGAAAGACATAAAGAAATAATGACATCTGCCTTAGATGACTTTTATGATGTTAATAAAGAGATTTCGGAAAAGTATAATGTGATGAAGGATCATATTAAGAGATTACAGACAAGCCTTACCAAGTATGGGAAAAGATAAAATATAGAAAAATGTGTAAAATATAGAAAAAGAGGAAACACATTTTTAATATATACTATATGAAAGCAAAAGATGTAATGTTAAAGTATAGTATAACAAGAAGAACCCTAAGTAATTGGGTTAAAAAAGGTATAATTGAAGTAGAACTTACTCCAACAGGTAGATATATTTATATTGAAAAAAAGAAAGAAATATAATGAAAAGTTGTAGTAAATGTAAAATTGAGAAAGAATTTACTCTTTTTCATAAAAGTTCAAGAAATAAATGTGGATATAGATCACAATGTATTTCTTGTGAAAATGAATATAAAGAAGTTAATAAAGATAAATTAAAAGAATATTTTAAAAATAGAGTATATGATTCTTCTGTAAAGAAAGAATATTATCTTTTAAATAAGGAATCTATTCTCATAAGTAGAAAAGAATATTATCAAAATAATAAAGAATCTAAATTAGAGTATCAAAAAGAATATAATAAAAACAATAAAGAAAATAGAAACTTATACCTAAATGAGAGAAGAAAAAATGATCCTTTATTTAAGCTAATAACAAATGTTAGAAATTTAATATATAATTCATTCTATTATAATGGATATTCAAAAAATTCAAAGACGGAAGAACTATTAGGTTGTTCTTTTGAAGAACTAAAACAACATTTAGAATCTAAATTTGAACCTTGGATGGATTGGAATAATAGAGGATTGTATAATGGTGAGTTAAATTATGGTTGGGATATAGACCATATTATACCTCTATCAAGTGTAAATGAAGAAGATGATATAATAAAATTAAATCATTATACAAATTTACAACCACTCTGTAGTAAAGTAAACAGAGATATAAAGAAAGATAATTTAGAACATGGCCTCGTATAATAATTTTGACACTAATAGTAATACAGCAAACTTTGGAGCTGCAGGACAATCTGCAGTGGAAAATAAAGGATTGTTTAATAGAATACTTAGAACTCTATCATCATATGGTATGAACTATGATGATATGATTATTAGAAATCAAGTAGGTATTGGTATTAATGAGGATCCATATGCTGCTCGTGGAAATTCGATGTATGACTTCTTTAGTCAGAGGGCGGTAGCATCTGTATTAAACAGAAAATCAATACCTTATCTAGATAAAGCTTATGCAGATAAAAGAAGAATTTTAAGAGAGTATTCTATTAAAGATGAGATTAGAGACTTTGTGAGTTCAATTGCAGATGAGTGTATAGTTTATAATGATGAGAGAGATTTCTGTTCACCAACAGCTTTACCAGTAGAGTATTCAACAGAGATACAAGATAAGTATCAAGAGTATTTTGAATCTATTTATAATAAGTTTGGATTCTCTGATAACATTACTGCTTGGAATATGATGAAAGACTTTTTGGTTGATGGTTATGTTGCACTTGAGATTATATTTGATGATAAAAAGAAAAATATTATTAGTTTTAATAGATTAAGATTATCTTTCATATTCTACTCAAAATGAGTTTTCAGAGACATCTTATGTAGAGGGTTTGATTAAGCCTTATAATCAATTAAAAATATTACAACAAACAAGAATAATGTTTAACATTATTAATGCAACTATTTATCAGAAGTTTACTATTCCAATTAAAGGTATGTCAAGACAAAGAGCAGAAGAGCAAATAGGTCAATTAATACATGATTATTCAGAAGAAGTAGAATGGGATGACTCATTGGGAACTTTAACTATTAATGGATCTAAACATTTACCTTATAACAAACAGATTTGGTTTCCTGAGGGAGATGGTGGAACACCAAATATGGAATTAGTTTCTCCACAAGGTCATAACTTAAATGATGACTCAATGTTAGATTGGTTCTTTAAGGCATTAAAAAGAGCATCTAAAATACCAATGTCAAGATTTGAAAGTGATAATGGTGGTGGTAACTTAGTTACTGATGCTGCAGAGATGACAAGAGATGAGATTAAGTTTCATAACTTTGTAAGTAGATTAAGATCCAACTTTAAAGAACTAATTGTTAAACCATTGAGGTTACAAATGTTAATTGAGTTTCCAGAGTTAAAAGATGATGAGTTTTTTACAAATGCTGTTGATGTTACATTCTTTACAAATCAAGTATTTGAAGAATGGAAAAAGATAAACAATTTAGAAAAGAAGGCAGGTATAGTTGGAACTTTACTTGGTGTTATGAATGGTGAGAAACCATACTTTCACATTGAATGGATTATGGATAATGTATTCAAACTTACTCCAGAAGAAAAAGCTGAGAATGCTAAATACTGGGCAATGGATGTTGCTAATCAAGCAGCAGGTGCTACTGGTGAACCTGGTTCTCCATCAGAAGGTGGTGGAGGTGGTGGAGGATTTGGTGGTTCTGGTGAAAGTGGTGAAATGCCTGGTGGTGGTGGACAAGCTGCCCCTCAAGCAACACCAGAAGCACCAGCACAAGGTGGTGGTCAAGCAGCACCTCAAGCAGCACCAGAAGCACCTCCTGCTCCTGAGGGTGGAGGCGAGTTTGAGTTCTAGTAAAAATAAAATCCTTTCAATTGAAAGGATTTTTTGTTTCTGGTAAGTCTATTGTAAATGAAACATTTCTCTCTGTAAATACTTGTCTGACTTCAAGTTCTATACCTGCATCATAAATTTCTTTTAATTTTCTTCCACAATCAGTTTCTAAAAACTCTGCTCTCAGAGTAAGTTTTTCAATCATATTATCTTTTATAATAAAATTCATACCACTTATACTAAAAGCCATTGTTTGTAATTTACCTGGATTCTCAAGAGTTACAAAGTCATGTACCATTCCAATCTTTTGTATATTATCAACATCAAACTGAACTTTTTTACCTTCAAGTAGTGTAGATAGTTTAATATCTCTATAAAAAGATTTCCACTCATTATGAGTGGAAAGTGCTTTATCATACTGGTCTAAAGTATTATTATTTAGTTTAACATTTAATTCCATTTAGAATACTTCAAAATCTATTTGTTTTCTGTCTAAGTCAATTGCTTTAACAGTTACTTTAACCTCATCCCCTAATCTTATAGAACCTCCTGTTTTAGGAAACACAATATAATTATCCACATCAACTGTGTAGTTATTGTTATATCTAACCATACCTTCACATTTACTATCAATAAGTTCAACATACATACCCCATTCAGTTACTCCAGATACAATTCCTTCAAATACTTGTCCAATTTTATCTTCTAAGTATTCAATTTGTTTATATTTAATTGAGTCTCTTTGAGCTTTTGCTGCTAAAATTTCTCTTTCAGAACACCATTTAGCCATATCTTCAATTTTCTTAGGACTTCCAACAGATTTTTTATTTAAGTAGTCAAATAAAACTCTATGAGTTATTAAATCTGGATATCTTCTAATTGGTGAAGTAAAATGAGAATAGTGAGTAAATCCTAATCCATAGTGTCCAGAGTTTATAATTGTATAAGTTGCTTTAGACATACATCTTGTGATTAAAGTTTCAATCATATTTTCTTCTGGTTTACCTTTAATATCTCCAACCAATTGGTTAATTGATTTTTTAAGATTTGCTGGTTCACCTTCAACTTCTAATGTATAACCAAAGTTTTTACATATTAAAGAAAGAGCTTGTAATTTTTCAATATTAGGAGTATCATGTACTCTATAAACATTTGGATATTTTGCGTCTGATAATTCTTTAGCAACTAATTTATTTGCAAGTAACATATATTCTTCAATAAGTTTATTTGCATCTTTTTGAGTTTTGAAATAAACACCAGTTGGTTTCTTTGTAATTGGATCCAATTGAAATCTTACTTCAATTCCACCCATTTCAATAGAACCATCTTCTATTCTTTGTTTTCTCATTTTCTTAGCAGTTGTATCTAATAAAAGTATTTCAGTTTTAAAATCACCATCTTTGCCTTCAATTATTTCTTGAGCTTCTTCATAAGAGTATCTTCTATCTGAATGTATAATAGTTTTTCCAAACCATTTATTCAGCACTTTACCTTCTTTATCTAAAGTAACTACAACTGAGAAACAAAGTTTATCTTCATTAGGTCTTAATGAACATACACCATTACTTAATCTTTCAGGTAACATTGGTACACATCTATCAACTAAGTAAACAGATGTTGCTCTACTAATTGCTTCATCATCTAAATCAGTTCCTTCTTTAACATAGTGAGATACATCTGCAATATGAATACCAACTTCAACAGTATCATTATCTAAAATGTTTACTGAAAGAGCATCATCAAAATCTTTAGCATCAACAGGGTCAATGGTAAATGTTGTAATATCTCTCATATCTCTTCTTTTTTCAATTTCTTCTTCTGATATTTCAAAAGGTATTAATTCTGCATCAGCTTCAACCATTAGAGGGAAACTGTTAGGTAATCCATATTCATACATAATTGAGTTCATTTCGGTATTGTTGTCTCCAGATTCTCCTAAGATTTCAATAATTTTACCTTTAGGTGATTTAGAACCAGGTTCCCAGCTTGAGAACTCAACCAAAACTTTTTGGTCATTCTTAGCATTGTGGTCACCTTTAATATAAAAATCTACTGGAATTTTTTGACTGTCTGGTATTACAAAGGTTAGGTCTTTGTTTAAGTGTACTTTACCAACAAATTGTTTACGGAATCTTTCTAATACTTCTATTACTTCCGCTTCTACTTTATTATTCTTAATAATAATCTTAACTTTTACTTTATCTGAGTTAAGTGCATTTAGTGTATTTTTTTTATAGATAAAAATACTTTTATCCTCTATTCTAATGGATGCATTACCACTATTTGAGAATTCTATAGTACCATCATAGGAACTATCTTCTTTTAATTTATTCATTCTTTTTTATTTTTTTGGAGATATTATCCACTCCATATTTTTTAATTAATGTTTTTTTCATCTTATCTAAAACTCCTTTATTCTGAATAGGATAATCTACCCCAAAGTTTTTTCTAAGTGTTTCCTTCCTCTTACTCTCTGAACACTTTCTACAATAATACTCTCCCCAAACATTATCATATTTAAGGTAATTCTTATAGATTACATCTTTCTCAACCCCACAAACATCACATTTACATTTAATTTTATAATGAGAACCTTTCGGTAATAGTTCAACCGGAATAACTATTTCTTCTCCTATATATACATCATATCCTAAATAATCATAATAGTTGTAATTTGACTCAATTATTTTAATATTTATCTCTCTTGAAAGGATCATAAAAAACCACTTATTTTTAAGTATTTATTAAAATATCAATCTCCCTTTTTTCTAAAATTAAAACTACCTTATTTTATAAGACTTTACAAAGATACTATAAAAAATCCACTTCTCAAAAATAAGTAATTAACAATAATTATATATACCACAGAACTACAAAAAATAATTATTTTAAATGAAACCAGTTTTAATAGTAGAAAATTCAACAAATTCTCTTGTAAGAGAGAGTGCTTCTACAGGTAACCAGGATTTTATCCTTAATGGTACTTTTACAGAGTTTGGTGTTAAAAATCGTAATGAAAGAATATACACTGCTGAAAAGTTCCTACCTGCGTTAGGAGAGTTGAATGAAAGAATGAGCAGCTTAGGGGCTGTTTTTGGTGAGTTTGATCACCCGGATGTTTTTGATACCTCATTGTCAAGAGCATCTCACATCATCACCAAAGCTGAATATGTTTCTGAAAAGAACACAGTTGAAGGAGAAATCAAATTGTTAAGTACATATTGGGGAAAAGAAGCAAAGGCATTAGTTAATGACGGATGTCCTGTTTTTGTATCTTCAAGAGCTGCAGGGATTACTGAATCTGATGGTTCAGTATCATTGAAAAAACTTTTTACATATGACATTGTTGCTGATCCAGGATTTGCATCTGCAAGAATGAGTGTAAAAGTATTGAATGAATCTTTAGGTTATTGTACTGATGGGCAAATTGAAAAAAATAACTTTAGGATATATGAGATGTCTGACGAGTCCAAAATGAACGAATTATTCAAAATGAACAACAATGACTTTGTAACAAAACAACAATTAACTGATTATTCAAACTATTTAGTTAATGAGATTGCTTCTACTAAGAAAGTAGTAAACAATGCAATTACAAAAGGTAATATGCCAGCTAAGAAATTAGAGCAATTACTTGAGTATTATGAAGAGTTAAATGGAACTAACTCACAAGTTGCTAAATATTTAGATTATTTAGCTGACAAAATCCAAGTGGTAGTTAATGAAAACAAATCATTAAAAGAAACTACTACAAAATTGGCTAAACACAATGACTACTTAGCTGAGAACTTAGAAAAAGCTATTAACTATTCAGAATACTTAGCTGAGAATTTAGATAAAAATATTGAGTATTCAGAGTATTTAGCTGAAAACTTAGATAAAAATATCAATTACTCAGAATATATTGCTGAAAACTTAGACAAAAACATTTCTTACTCAGAATACTTAGCTGAGAACTTAGACAAAAACATTGAATATTCAGAATACTTAGCAGAAAACTTAGATAAGAATATTGCTTACTCTGAATACATTGCTGAAAACTTAGACAAAAACATTGCTTACTCTGAATACATTGCTGAGTCAGTTGATAACTCAATTGCTTACTCAGAATACTTAGCTGAACATGTTGAAGGTAACATTGCTTACTCTGAATACATTGCTGAACATTTAGATGATAACATTGCTTATTCAGAATATGTTGCTGAGAATTTAGACAAATCTATTTCTTACCAAGGAATGATAGTTGAAAAACTTAATGCATTTGGTAAATTAAATGAAGGATTTGGTGAAGATGAGGCTCAATTCCCATCTATTGAAGATGCAGGATTTGAATCTCAAGAAGAGGAAGAAGGTGAAGAATTTGCTGGAGAAGAAGGACATGGTGACTTTGCTGAAGAAGCTAAAGAATTTGCTGAAGAAGCTGAAGAGTTTGCACATGATGCTGCTGAATTTGCTGCTGGTGAAGGACATGAAGGTGAAGGTCATGAAGAAGAACATGAAGGTGAAGAATTTGCACCAGAAGGTCAAGAAGAAGAAGTACAAGAAGAAGAATTTGCAGGTCAAGACGACTCTGAACTTTCTGAATCAATAAATAAATTAATTGAAGAAGCTAAAAAACGTAAAGTTTCTGAAAGCAGTGATTTGAACTTTTTAAAGTTCTTAAACAAATCACAAGTTGATAGTTTTTATGCTCTATCAGATGAAGAACAAGATACTGTTAAACTACACATAAACGAGAGTAGTTATTTTACACAGAAAGAAGTTCTCACTTTGATCTCAGAGTCATTAGCAACTAAAAACGAAACTCTTGAAGAAAGAGTAATCAGATTGATGCCTGATAACATTAAGCCAATCTGGGGTACTTTAAACGAATCTGCTAAAAAATCTGTCTTATCACAAGCTAGATTATATCCAGAAGAAGTTTTAAGAACTGAAAATCAAATTGAGCATTTCTGGGGAACTAGAAATATCAAAACTAATGAAACTGTAACTAAAAAACTTGTTGCTCATGAAGGTTTAATCCAAGAGGATAAATTATCTGATAATGAAGTTTCTATGATTATGGAAAGATTTAGAAGAGTATAATCTATAAAAAATCCACACTTGAAAAAAAGTGAAAAAACAAGGATATATATACATTTATAGATTACATAAAAAATAAAAAAAATAAAAATTATTATGTCACAAATTAGAATAGATAATCAAAAAGCCATGAAAAAATGGTCTCCAGTATTGGAAAATATGGGAGTTTCAGGTGAGAAACTTGAATGGATGGCTGAATATGCTGAATTTCACTCAATCAATGAGAATGCATATGTTAACGCTACAAACGTTGCTGGTATGGGTGCTGTACTTAATCCAGTATTAGGTGGTCCTGCAGGAACAACTTTAACAAATACAGGATGGTCTGGTGCTGCTGGTTCAGGAGATGTTGGTCAAAACTTATTACCAGTTGCAATGAAAATTGCTGCTCAAACAATTGGTTTAGACTTAGTTGCTGTAAAACCAACTCCAGGTCCAAAATTAGACTTACTTTATATTGATTTTCAATATGATGATGTTGATACAACATTAGATAGACCACAAGTTTTTAAATTAAAAGCTGATAATATTGATACAATTTCTGCTACAATTAGTTTATATTTAGCAGGTACTTCTATTAAACAAACTCAAGGTGGTTTGTCAGGTGGAGAAGTTTATCTTAGTATTGGTGCAACTGGTTCAGTAAACAATGATGGTGGTACACCTGCTACTAGTTTAACTGGTTCAAAACAAAATATGGTTGAATTTTTAGGATTCTCAAGAATTGATGGATTACCAATGTTTAGAGCATACAGACAAGCAAATACTGCAGGTCAATTTGTTAGTTTTCAATTCACACAATCTTTGAATACATTTGGACCAACACAAGCAATGACTGCACAAATTGAGAGAATAAAAGGAATTAATGTTACTAATGCATCTGTTGAATTAGTATCTGCTTTAGAAGATCACATTCCAGGTTTCTCTGCAAACTGGGCTGCAACTCCTGCAAATACTGCATCAGGTGCTTACCCAATGTCAAGATTAGAAGATGACCAATCTTACTCAGGTGTTATTGGACCAAAAATCTCTTCTAAAACTATTGCAGTTGGTACTATTGAAATATCTTCAGCTTTAAGAAGAACTGAAATTGAAGACATCAAAGCTAACACAGGTATGGATATTGTTCAAAAAATGGAATCAATCCTTGTTAATGAATTGTCTCAAACAATCTCTAAACAAATTGTTTCTAAAATCTTTGAAATGGGAGCTTTAAATGCTACATCTGCACCTAAAAAAGCTGATGGTGTTACTTCATTATTTGATTTAGATACTGCATATGCTGCAACTGCTGCTATTGGTGGAGAGACTACTCACGCTGTTCAAAGAAAGCTTATAACTAGAATTGCTCACGCTTCTAACTTTATTGCAACTGAAGGACGTGTTGGACCAGCTCAATACTTAATCACAAATGGAGGTTTAGCTGCTGCATTACAAGATATTGCTGGTTACACAATTAACCCAGTTAAATCTAAAATGAACTCTCAAGGTCAACTTTACCCAGTTGGTTCTATCGGAGACATCTCTATCTATGTTGATCCATACATGAGATATAACGATAACAGAATTGTATTAGGTAGAAAAAATAACCCTGACCAACCAGGTATCATCTTTGTACCTTACTTAATGGCACAATCTATCTCAGTTATCTCTGAGGCTACATTTGCTCCAAGAATGTTACTAAGATCAAGATATGCTGTTGCAGAAGTGGGATGGTATCCACAAAAACAGTTCATGACTATTACAGTTACTGATACTAATCAATTACTTAACTAATCATTAAATAATTATAAAAAAAAGACTCCTTTTAGGAGTCTTTTTTGTTTTATACAATTAATATATACATTATGAGAATTAAGAAATATAAATCATTTAATGAGAGTAAAAATAAATTTCCAAACATAAAAACTTTGGATATTGATGGATTTATTGTATATTTGGGTCGTGATGCAAAATCTAATGACCATTTAACATTTAATATGTCTGATCCTGATGATATTTGGATGCATACAAAAGGTGTTCCAGGTAGTCATATGTTAATTGTAGTTAGAGAAAAATTACCAACACCAGAAGTAATTAAAAGAGTTGCTGAGATTGCTAAAGCTAATAGTAAAGCAAAAGATGAAGATAAAGCAACTATAGTTTATTGTAAAGCAAAATTTGTTAAAAAACAACCTGGTATGAATGATGGTCAAGTAAGAGTTGATTATGGTAACTCAAATGAAGTAATAGTAAATTAAATAAAAATAATGGCAGATATAAAAATAAAGTTTTCACCAAGATTTATAAAAGTTATCAAAAAAATTGATGATGAATTTGAGAATAATCTATCCTATAAGATATTAGGTCTTATTGATGGTAGTCTTAAATATGAAAATATTTTAAATATTTTTTATATGGACTTATCTAAAGTAAATAATTGTTTTGATATTGTAGTTAAAGGTAAAAAGTCAACAATAAGTATAGCAAAGTTTAGTAATACTTACTTCCCAGATTTAAAAATTACTGACCATGCTTTAATAGAATTTCATACTGCTTATAATTCATTTAAAGGAGAATCATTTGGTATTGTAGTTGGTACACCAATAGAACATAAACCATTTGTTTTTAATCCTAAAGATGTGCGTTCTACTTTCTTATCATTAGTTACAAAAACCTATCCAATGGGACATGAAAAAGAAGTTTTACAATTTTTACCTAAACTTGATACAGATATACATGGGAATTATTATAAAATAATTCCAGGTGATACACAAACTATGTTTACTTCTCACTTAGATACTGCTGATTGGAAGCAACTACCTACTAAATTAATGACTAAGATGATTGATAATGAAGAATATATCTTTACTGATGGTACAAGTATTCTTGGTGCAGATGATAAAGCAGGTGTCTCTATAATGCTTTATATGATGGCTAATAATGTTCCTGGATTATATTATTTCTTCTTAGGTGAAGAAAGAGGTGGTGTTGGTTCAAGATTAGTTGCTGGAGATTTTGAAGAAATAGATTATCTTAAAGATATAAAAAGATGTATATCATTTGATAGAAGAAAAACAGGTTCTGTTATTACTTCTCAATATGGTAGAGTTTGTTGTTCTGATGATTTTGGATCTGCTTTATGTAGAGAATATAATAGTAGTGGAATGAAATTGTCATTAGATGATACAGGAATATTTACAGATTCTGCTTCTTTTATTGATAATATACCAGAATGTACTAATATATCTGTTGGTTATGAAAATGAACATACCTTTACAGAAATACAAAATATTACATTTTTGGATAAGATTGCTAAAGCATCTGTTAATGTTAATTGGAGTAAACTACCTACAATTAGAAAAGTTGGTATAAATAGTGAGGTTATTAGAAAATATAAAAACCTAATACAGCAAATTAAAAGATATGCATTTGACCTTGATGTAAAAGTAGTTGGTCATGATGGTAAAGTATTTATACAATTTGATACATTAGGATGTGATATAAAGGCAATAGGTGATACATTAAGATATATTAACAATATCTTATCAAGATATAATATTAATGATCCTTATGTAGAATTTGAAGATACATATATTAAAATTGAAATAAGATAATATGATAGATAATTATAAAAAGTTTACAGAGAGTGTTGATGATAGAGACCATTATGATGATGAATATTATGGTCATAATACTGATGGTATGGAACATATAACCTATTTATTAAGAACTACTCTAAGAAATAGAGGTATTGAAGATTTTACAGTTGACTATGTGGGTTATGATATATGTGTATCAGTATTTTGTTATGAGTTAGAAAGATTAAAAGATATGATTAATATCTTTGATATATTACAACATCTAAAAACTGATATTATACCACAATATGATTCTGAATTTGATATGTATCAGAGTAGAAGAGGTGATACTGTATTAGAATTTAACTTCTATTATAATGAAGGAAATGGTGATGATTTTGATAATGAATAAAAAATTAATATATTTGTACTATGAAGAAAAATAATGAAGGTCTTTTTAATAGATTTAAGAAAAAAGAAACAGGAGATAAATTTAAAGATTTATTCTTAAAATTAACAGAATACACTATTCCATATGGTCATGAGACTAAATTAGAAAAATATTTACCTACTAGATATAAAAAAGATTCAATTGGTAATTACTATATTCAAGTTGGTAAATCAGAAACTTTATTTACAACTCACTTAGATACATATTCTGATGAATATGAAAAAGTAAATCATGTAATTGAAGGAGATATTATTAAAACTGATGGTACTACTATATTAGGTGGTGATAATAAATTAGGAATGACTATTCTATTAAATATGATAGAAAGAGGTATTCCAGGTACTTATTATTTTTTCTTAGGTGAAGAACCAATTTTAAGTGGTGGTCTATGGGGTTCACAAAATGCATTAGAAGCCAATCCAGAGTTTTTCAAACAATTTAAGAGAGCTGTTGCATTTGATAGAAAACAAACAGGTTCTGTTGTAAGAAGACAAAAAGCAAGATACTGTTGTTCTCAAGAATTTGCAGAAGCACTTTCTGATGAATTAACAGATTTAGGAGTTGAATCAAAACCAGATCCAAATGCATATTATACTGATACTGCAACTTTCTTAGATATTATACCAGAGTGTACTAATATTAGTGCAGGTGGTTGGAAAGAACACTTTAAAGAAGAATGGGTTGATTTAGGATATACTAAAAGAGTATTAGAAGCAGCTTGTAAAGTAGATTGGGAAAACTTACCAACTGAAAGAAAAGTAACTTATTACCAACCAAAATCAAATATTATACCAAGACATAGATATGCAGGTAAAAAAACTATTTTAGCAGTTAAGAAGATATTAAATAAATATGATTTACTTCATACTAATGAATTAGAGTTCAATACTTATAATACAGATACATTAGTATTTAACACTTGGTTTGAAGAGGTTGATATAAAAGTAACTATAGTTGATGATATTTTACTTCAAATTGAAGGCGAAGAACCTATTAGATTTGAGTTTAATGAATTGGAAAAATTAGACCTTTACTTTGGTAACTTATTTGGTGTTGAAATTGATCCAAACAAATATAAAATGATGGCTTATCAAGATGGTTCAATTAGTATATTAGGACAACAATTTGCAAGTGTACAAGACTATTTAGAAATGTTTGATAGTATCAATAGTGATGATACATCTTATGTTATTAAAAAAGGTGGTGAACAATATAAATACTATGGTGATATTATCCCAAAAGAATTAGTATTTAAGTGGTTTGAAGAAAATGTTGAATAAAAAGTAAACTTTTTAGGCTTTTTAATTATAATATATAGTATTACATTATTAGGGGGTGTTACTAGAATTGATTTGTGGTCTAATAGTGATTATGCAAGTATCGGGTGGTCTACAATGACCGATTAATAAATTAGTTGATGTAATTTTAAACGGAAACGTAAACCAAGTAGGAACAAGTGAAGATATAGTAGCTTGCTTACAAAACAACATGATCTCTGATCTAGTAGTAGCTTAATTAAGTTTAAACTATTATGCACAAAAAAGCTGTGTCACCAGTTGAAAAGTGAAACTTTTTTATTAGAGTTTTGAGATTCAAAAACTAAATATTTTGTAAGTTAAGAAAAACTTACTAAACTTGTAAATGAATAGTTATTGTTAACTGAAAAAGACACGTTGGGCAGTACAACGTCACCTCCACAACAAAAAAGTCCATCAAATTGATGGACTTTTTTATTTTATATTGTTATTAATATATATTACTATATTACTAATCTTTTTTCTTGTTACATTACTTGATAATAATTGTTTTTTATCATAAAAGAAATGTGTATGTTCTACAATGTATCTAGGTGTTTCAAAATCCACAACTAATTCATCTTTTATATCTTTTTGATATGAAGGAACCCAATCATTATTAAAAGTTCCACACATTTCATATTTACTATCCAACATTTCAAAGAATGGTAAAAAATCATCTTTTACTTCTCTCCAATAAAATGAGTTTATTCTTTCAGAATCTCTTAAATGTGCTGCTTCTCTTTTAACCTTTTCAAATACTAATCTCCAAGCATTACAATTTGGTGTCCATATAACTCTTACTTGATATCCTTCATCAAGTAAATAAGCTAAGTTCTCATTACAAAATTTTTGTAATTCTTCTTTGATTTCAGAATTACCAAATGATTCAAAAAACTTTCTTAAATATTTCATATATTATATATTAAATATCAATTTTGTAATTATGATAAATAGATTTGATGGTAGGTATGCCTTTTTATCCAATTTCTATCCTTGTGAGATAGAACATGAAGGTATTATATATAATAGTGTTGAGGCATTTTATGTTGCAATGAAATGTAATAGTAATCAAACATTTGATGGAGTATATTATACACCTGTGGATTTTAGAGAAATGATTGCCATAGTTAAAAGTCCTGGTCATGTAAAGAAAATAGGTCAGAAAATTAAAGTAAGACCTGATTGGGATTCTAAGAAATTAGAGTTTATGACCTGGGCAGTTAATGAAAAGTTCAAGGATCCTACATTAAAAGAAATGTTACTAATGACTGGTAATGTTGATATAGTTGAAGGCAATTATTGGCATGATTGTTGGTGGGGCCAGTGTTCTTGTGAAAAATGTGCTGGTAAAGGTAAGAATCATTTAGGTAAACTTTTAATGGAAATTAGAAGTGAATTAAATGGTACAAGGAAACCTAACCTTTATGATGTCTTATTTCCAAAAAAATAAACTTTTGGATTTTCAATACATATAAAAACAAAACAATATAAAAAATGAGTATCATATCATATTTCGGTGGCAAGGCAAACTTTCAATCCTTTATCACACCTATAATACCAAAAGATTGTAAAACTTATGTAGAACCATTTTCTGGTTCATTTGCAATTTACTTAGATTCTAAATTAGAATTTGAGAATGTTATCTTTAATGATAGAAACAGACATCAAGCTAATTTGATGCAATGTTGTTCAAGACCAGAAGAGTTTTTGGTTGAACTTAAAAAACTAATGGATTTTGGTGGACTTCTATATACCACAGAAACTGAATTAGATAAAAAATGGGATTTCTATAAAGCAATTTACAGAACTTACATTACTAATGATTTCTTAGATAATATGGACTTTGAGATTGGTGACTTAAAAGTAGGTGCAATTTATGCT